AAACTCCACGATTGGATTGATAGTCAAGCACTTGAGTCTATTGCTTATGCAGACGTTGACCAACTATACAATGAGTTTCGTAAGCAATCTCAGAAGGAGGTAAATTATCTTGTTAAAGAATTTGAGTGCCGTAAGTCTGCTGACGCTTATGCTCGTTCTGGTCAATCTAAGACTGGTGTCCTTGATACTACAAAGTTACATACTTATCTTTATAACGAAGACATCTTCAAAAAAATAACTGTTCTTCCTGATGGTAAGAATCACGGTCTTCTATTCCTTCTTGATTGGTCTGGTTCTATGCAACATGAGATTCTTGCAACTGTAAAACAGTTACTTAACCTAACTTCATTCTGTAAAAAAGTTCAGATTCCATTTGAAGTTTATGGATTTACTAATGACTGGATTGCTGCTGAGAGATCTATAAATCATGAAGATCCTTATTATGATTCTTATTCATACAAGAAAGAGAATGCTGTAAAGAATGAGGTTTACATCAATGATGATTGGTTCCACCTAGTAAACTTTGTTTCATCTCGTTCTAATGGTAAAGACTATGAGCGTATGTGCAGGAATCTCTGGAGAGAAGCTTCTTACTACAGAAACTACACTAACTACCAGTACACAATAGGTCTTCAACTTTCTGGAACTCCTTTAAATGAAGCAATAGTTATGATGAACTACATCATTCCTAATTTCCAGAAACAGAATGATCTACAGAAAGTAAATCTTTGCATCTTATCTGATGGCGAAGGATGTACAACTGGATATGGTAAAGAGATTTATGATGAATACCAAGACGAGTACAAGGTTCATGTTCGTCGTCTTGATTGGTCAGCAGTTCTTCGTGATCGTAAAACTGGTCGCACCTATGCTCCTTTTGAGTATGATAATTGCACTAACATTTTCATCCAACAATTACGTGACCGTAATCCTGCTGTAAATGTTATTGGGTTCCGTATTCTTGATGGTTCTTCACTCTCTGGTTTTGTTGGTAGGTATGCAAACTTTGAAAAGTATACTGAGATACAAAAACAATGGAAGAAAGAGAAGTCTGCTATTATAAGTAATCCAAAAGCATACAGTGCATTGTATGTTATCAATAGCAGATCATTGAACAAAGAAGTTGAGTTTAATGTTGAGTCTGGTGCTCAAAAAGGTGAGATTTCTAAAGCATTCAAAAGAATGTTAGGTAACAAATCTACCAACAAAAAACTACTCAGTTCTTTCATAGGGTATGTCAGTTGACAAAGTGGCACATAAGGGGTTGATCACAACCCCACCACACCCTATACTATATTCATACACATCATTATTAGACCCATGCCTTTTGAACCAGTTCCTGTTACAACTGAAGACCTAGTTACATACCTTTCTGATAAGGTAGGTACTGAGGTAAACACTAAGCAACTCTTTGAAGCATCTGAGCATTTCAATTGCTCTCTTGCTACTGTAAAGAAAAGACTTAAATCTTATAAGCAAGGCATTGGTAAGTGGAATCTTACTGTTCAAGAAAAACTTGAGCAAACTTTCAATGCTCCTGCAGCTATGCCCGCTGTCGTACAAAACTTAATTCCTTCTAAGGATGATGGTTATGTTCCTTTTGGTAACTTTGCTGACGTAAAAAAAGTTATTCAATCCAAATTATTCTATCCAGTTTTCATTACTGGTATGTCAGGTAATGGTAAAACATTCTCTGTAGAGCAAGCATGTGCAACTCTAAATAGAGAATTAATACGTGTAAACATTACTATTGAAACCGATGAAGACGATCTTATTGGTGGGTTCCGTCTTGTTAATGGTAATACTGTTTGGCACAACGGACCTGTGGTTGAAGCTTTGGAGAGGGGAGCTGTACTACTTCTAGACGAAGTTGATCTTGCATCTAACAAGATTCTATGTCTACAATCTGTTCTTGAAGGTAAAGGTATTTTCCTCAAGAAAATCGGTAAGTACATACAACCTGCTAAAGGATTCAACATCATCGCTACTGCCAACACAAAAGGTAAAGGTTCTGATGATGGTAGATTCATCGGTACTAATGTTTTGAACGAAGCATTCCTTGAGAGATTTGCTTTGACATTTGAGCAAGAGTATCCTACTCCTAAGACAGAGCAGAAGATTCTTGAGAAAGTTGCTACCACTGTTGGTAAGAACGACAAAGAGTTTTGTGAGAATCTTGCTAACTGGGCAGACATCATCCGTAGAACATTCAAAGATGGTGGTATTGATGAAGTCATTAGTACACGTAGACTTGTTCACATCATGAGAGCATATGCTATCTGGAACAATCGTGTAAAAGCTATCAAGGTTTGCGTCAATCGTTTTGATGAAGAGACTAAGCAATCTTTCATTGAGTTGTATGATAAGATTGATGCAGGAGTTGATCTTGACAAGGAGGAGAATGATGAAGGAGAAGTTTAACGGATATCTAGGACACATCCTCCGTCTCAAAGACGGTAGGAGTGTTCGCATCCTAGGAGATGAAGGAGAAGAGTGGAAAGCAACACATAAAATAAATGTTGTTGACCTTGACGGAAATGAATTTCAATGTTATCATGGAGACATAGCACATGTTTGGAGTGAGAATTGAAATACAATGAGCAAGAGATCCTTGACGAGATCTCTGACTACATCTCCAATACCTATGGTGCACACTATAGTCAGAGTGATGGGTTTCAAACCCTTGATCTTATTGATGCTATCGGTGATGCAGAAGCATTCTGTAGGTCTAACATATTAAAATATGCTTCACGCTATGACAAAAAGGGTACAGCAAAGAAAGACATCTTTAAAGTTGTTCACTACGCAGTATTACTTTTACATTTTCACAACAAATCTACATTATGAGTAAAGTTACTTTATCCAAAAAAACACTAGATGTTCTTAAAAACTTTAGCACCATAAATTCCTCAATAGTATTTCGTAAAGGAAGTACTGTAAGAACAATTTCTAATGCTGAGAACATTCTAGCAAAGTTTACTGGTGAAGAAATATTTCCCTCTGACTTTGCGATCTATGATCTGAGTCAGTTCCTTAGTGGTATCTCTTTGTTCAATGACCCTCAACTAGAATTTACAACTTCTGACTTTGTGAATATCAAAGGTGGTCGTCAATCTGCTAAGTATTATTTTTCCGATCCTGAGATTACTCTCAAGTCTGCACCAGAAAGAAACGTAAATTTTCCTGGTTCTGATCTTGAGTTCAATCTTTCTAGTGATGATCTTCTAGCACTACAGAAGGCATCCGCCATTTATAGCTTGCCTGATCTTACATTCTTTTCTGAAGAAGGATCTGACACTATCAAACTTATTCTCAGGGACAAAGAAAATGATACCAGTAATACTTACGATCTCACCTTGGCAGGTAGTACTACTGGCACCTTTTCTCTTGACCTTAAGATTGAGAACATTCGTGTTCTACCAGGTGACTATACTGTTAAGGTATCTAAACATTTGATTTCCGAATGGACTAATACTGATGTAGACTTAACTTACTACATTGCATTAGAACCTTGAATATCTTTGTAACCAATCCATCACCAACCATATCTGCCAGACATCTACCTGACAAACATGTTGTCAAGATGCCTCTAGAGACATGTCAGATGCTTTCTATTGTTTGCTCTGACAAGTGGGGTCATGGTTATGGTGAGTTGCATCGTCTTGATGGTCAAGCATACAAGACAGACAAGGGTGCATTCCGTAATCATCCTTGCACTATATGGGCAAACTCTTGCCTAGAAAATACATGGTGGTTACTAGCACATGGTCTTGCTCTTTGCAACGAGTACGAGCATCGCTATGGCAAGTCACATAGTTGTGAGAAGACATTGATAGAAGCAACAACTATCATACCTTCTGCACCTAGTCCATACTTACCATCATCATTTACATTTGCAGGTCCTGACGAGTTCAAGTACGATACAAGTATTGACATCTTCACTGCATACAAACGTTATGTTGCATCTAAACCTTGGGTTGCTACCAACTATCTACGTGACCCATCTCGTAAACCAGACTGGATAAATTAATGGGAACAGAAATGTTAGCTATAAGAGATCTATTGCTGTCTTGTCCACCTGTCTATACATTGCCAGGTACTTGGACTAAATGCAATGCAATTATACCACACTACAATGCAAATCCAAACATCACTTTTGCTATTTCATTTATAGTAATTATAGTATTGTTAGCAGGATTTGGAGTGTATAAAGCATTCTTTGCAAACGAAGGATTAGCAGATCCTTGGGATGATCATGACGACTAATGTATCATAATAATTTTTTTACTGATGAACAGTGGGAATGTATTAGAGTGTGTGTAGCAAACGCACCGATACCCTATGATATTTCTAAGAAAAAGATTCCTGCTGAGATCCTAGACAAGATAGGACAACCAACACCTCTCAAGGGTGAACCATTAGAAATCCCTTATTACGATCTAACACCCTATGGAATTGACAACTGAAATTATTGAAAAGATTCAAGAAGCAATGCGACATACTAAGAAAGATGGCACTGTTAATTGGAAAGATGGAGATGAGATTGAGGTAAATCTAGCAGGAACATTTGCTGCTGATAGATTTATTGTTATTAAGAACAAGACAAAAGATCCAGTAATCTCTGCTGCACCACATCCTGACTTTGACTATGAGAAAAAAACATTTAGAAAAAGTAAAGGTATTCCTGCACCAGAGGACATAGGATGAAGATAGCACTAATAACTGATCAACATTTAGATGGACGTAAGGGTTCTCTTCCGTTCTGGAATTACTTTCAAAAATTTTATGATAACATATTTTTTCCAGTTCTTGAAAAAGAAGGTATTACAACGGTATTTGACCTTGGCGACACCTTTGATAATAGAAAGTCTCTGGATTATAATACTTTTAACAGAGTTAAGACTAATTACTTCGAGAGATTAAAAGATTACAACGTGCATATGATTCTTGGTAATCATTGTACTTACTATAAGAATACTAATAAGATAAATTCTCCTGAGTTATTATTAGAAAATTATGAGAATATAACTATCTATTCTTCACCAGAACATGTAACTATTGGTGGTAAAAACTTTCTTATGATGCCTTGGATTAATTCTGAGAATAAGAAAGAAGCAGTAGAAACTATGAAGAGTAGTAATGCTGACATCATGTGTAGTCACATGGAAGTTGATGGTTTTGAAGTTACACCAGGTATGCATTTTGATGGTGGATTTTCTGTGAGTGATTTTAAAAACTTTGATCGTGTATGGTCAGGACATTTCCATCACAAATCAAAAAGAGGTAATGTACAATACCTTGGCAATCCTTACCAGATGTATTGGAATGATTACAAAGATTCTCGTGGATTTCATATCTACGATACTGAAACTGATAGACTTAAATTTGTCAGAAATCCTTACGAAATATTTGACAAGATCTTCTACGATGATGCCAAGTATGACTACAACAAATCAAATGTATCTAGTTATAAAGACAAGTACGTCAAGATCATCGTTGAAGAGAAACGAGACTACAGAATGTTCGAGACATTGGTTGATCGCCTTTACAACGTAGGAGCACATGATGTCAAGATAGTGGAAACCCTAGTTGACACAGATGACATTGATGATGTAGACTTAAAGACTAAGGATACAATGACTCTTTTGAATGAATATATTGACGAAGTGGATATCGCTGTAGACAAATCTTCACTCAAGAATGTCATGAGATCCCTATATATTGAGAGTTGTAACGTTGGATAATGTTTGTACTTACACTAGAAAATCATGCTGAGGGAGTCTATTCTTTGTTTGATGCAGACAAAAATAGGGTTATACCTATATTTCAATTAGAGGATGATGCAAATAGATATCTTACAATGTTAGAAGATGTATCAGAATATCCTTCCATGAGGGTTGTGGAAATGGAAGATCATGTTATAATAGATGCATGTCAGCAAAGAGGACAAAAATTTTCCATCATCACACCTGACGATTTTATAATACCACCTGACAATTTAGAATGATAATTTTTGAAAAGATCCGTTGGAAGAATTTTCTATCAACTGGAAATGTTTTTAGTGAGATTGACCTTACAGAAGGAAGAACAAATTTAATTGTTGGTAGTAACGGTGCGGGTAAGAGTACCATCTTGGATGCTCTTACTTTTTCTTTGTTTGCTAGACCGTTTCGTAAAATTAGTAAAAGTATGTTGATCAATAGTATCAACGAAAAAGATTGTGTAGCAGAGATTGAGTTTCGTATTGGTAAGATAGAGTACAAAGTTGTACGTGGTATGAAACCCAGTAAGTTTGAGATATATTGTAATGGTGTGCTATGGGATAAAGAGAGTTCAGTAAACGAACAGCAAAAGAATTTTGAGAACAGTGTTCTTAAGATGAACTATAAATCATTCACACAGATTGTGGTGTTAGGTTCATCTACGTTTGTACCATTTATGAAGTTGTCTGTTCCACAGAGACGAGAGATAATAGAAGACATACTAGACATACAAGTATTTTCTACTATGAATCTGTTACTGAAAGACAGAGTGAAAGAAAACAATGTAGAGATACGTGATGTAGATTATCAAATAGATTTATTAAAAGATAAGATAGAGTTGCAGAAGCAACACATGTTAACTTTAGAAAAGAGAACTGAAGAAGATATTAAGAAGAAACAAAAACAAATAGAAGAATACCAAACAACAGAGACACATGGTACAGAAGAAGTTTTGATTCTCACACAACAAATCGAAAGACTTAATAAAGAAATGAAAGAGTATTCTAAGTCCAGCGAGAAGTTGAAGAAGTTAAACACGTTTTTAATAAAGTTGACACATAAGTTGAACACATGCGAGAAAGATCGTAAGTTTTTTGAAGACCATGATGTTTGTCCTACGTGCTCTCAAGAACTAGAAGAAGACTTTGTTGCTACTATGACGGATGATTTAGATGATAAGATAAAAGATATTAGTTTAGGTAAAGACGAACTACTAGAAGCAATAGAAGGAGAAGAAAAGAGATTAGAAAAATTTACTGAGTTGTCAACTGAAGTTAATAATATCAATACAACTATTAGTCAGACTAATTTTCAACTCATGACTATCAGGAAACAGATAACTGATATTGAAAATGAGATAAAAGAACTAGAGGGATCTACACCTGATAAGAAAGCAGAGTATAATAAATTAGAAACATTCATAAAAGATAAAAAGAATTTCTCTAGACAATATGCTGATCTAAAAAAAGATGGTGATATCCTGACAACAGCAGGACAACTACTTAAGGACAATGGGATAAAGACTAGGATTATCAAGACTTATCTCCCTACAATGAATAAGTTAATTAACGATTTCTTACAAAGGATGGAGTTTTATGTCAATTTTACCCTTGATGAGAACTTTGAAGAAATAATTAAGAGTAGATACAGAGATATATTTTCATATGATTCGTTCAGCGAAGGAGAAAAAGCTCGTATTGATATTGCTCTTCTGCTCACTTGGCGTAGTATTGCTAAGCTTAAGAATAGCGTCGATACTAATTTACTTATCTTAGATGAGATATTTGATGGATCACTAGACCAAACTGGTACTTCTGATCTAGGATATATCTTGAGAAATTTTGATGAGAACACAAAAGTATATGTAATTAGTCACAAACAGAATTTAGATGATAAGTTTGATAGAACTATAACAGTAGAGAAGAGTAAGAACTATTCTACACTGGGTGTGACAGTTAACGAAGTTACACACTCACTGGTTTCATAGAGAAAATATCTGTTATCATGTGTATATACAAAACAAAGGCACATGGCAAACAAAGAAATCAAAGGTAATTTAGCAAGACTTCTCGCAACAGAGAACCTTGTTGTTGAGCACAAACAAACACCTACAGCATACTTCAATGTTGATACTAGAGTCCTAGTTCTTCCAAAATGGGACAAAGCATCTGACGTCGTGTATGACATGCTTGTAGGTCATGAGGTAGGACATGCATTGTTCACACCTAACGTAGACTTTACAGAGCAAGTATCTTGCCCAAGAGATTACGTCAACGTTATTGAGGATGCTCGTATCGAGAAACTCATGAAGCGTAAGTATCCTGGTCTTAAGAAATCTTTTGTTGGTGGTTACACAGAACTCAATGACAAAGACTTCTTCCAGATCTTTGACAAAGACCTTACAGAGTTATCTCTTATTGATCGTATCAATCTACATTTCAAGTTAGGTGCTCACGCTATGATGCCTTTTGAAGGTGCTGAGTATGTGTTTGTTGCTCGTGCTGACCTTGCTGAGACTTTTGATGAAGTGTGTAAGATTGCACAAGATGTTTATAACTATGCCAAGACACAAGAAGATGAGAATGAGAAAGTTGAAGTGCCTGTTTCTCAAACTCCATCTTCTACTGGTGGCGATACAGAGTCTGATGACGAAGATGGTTTCGGTAAATTACAAGTAGATATCAAAGGTGAAAGAAGTGGTGGTTCTTCAACAGGAGCAGACCTAGAAGATGTTCAAGATGATTGGTATGATGAAGATGGTAACATGACAGAACCTGACGATGATGAGTTACTAGATGACTTACTAGATGGTGAAGGTGAAGATAGTGAAGGTGGTATTGAAAGTTCTTCTACACAGCAAGCATTCAATGAAGCACAAGAAAATCTTTCTTCTACTGATCACGGTCAACCAACTACTTACGTCGAGATACCAGAGAATGTTGACACTTCTAAGCACGTTGTAGATTGGAAAACAATTCATAACTGGATTGACTCTCAGAGAGATGATAGAGACGACTTTACTGATGTTGATGAAGACTACAGAAAGTTTCGTAAGCAATCTCAGAAAGAAGTAAACTACATGGTCAAAGAGTTTGAGTGTCGTAAATCTGCTGATGCATATGCACGTGCTTCTACTGCTAAGACAGGTGTTTTAAACACAGGTATGCTTCACACATACAAGTACAACGAAGATCTATTCAAGAGAGTTACAGTTATTCCTGATGGTAAAAATCATGGCATGATCTTTGTTCTTGATTGGTCTGGTTCAATGTGCTATGAGTTGCTTGCTACTGTAAAGCAATTGATCAACCTAACTTCATTCTGTAAGAAAGTACAAATACCTTTTGAAGTATATGCTTTCACAAATGAGTGGGGTGCAGCACAACGTGCTATCGACAATGATGTTACTATAGAACAAGATACTCCATACTATCGTTCTTACTATGATGTTGATGAGAATGACCTAGAAAAAAACAAGGTCTATATTGACAAATGGTTCTACTTAATGAACTTTGTTTCATCACGTTCTAATGGTAAAGACTACGAGCGTATGTGTCTAAATCTATTTCGTGAAGCATCTAAGCACAGAAGATATGGTTCATACTCATCAACAATAGGTCTTGGTTTATCTGGAACTCCATTGAATGAGTCAATCCTTATGCTCAACCACATTCTTCCTAAATTCAAGAAAGATAATAGTTTACAAAAAGTAAACGTATGTATCTTAACTGATGGCGAAGCATGTACCAGTTCTTATGGTGCTGAGTATGACAGAGGTGAGGGTGAGGTTGTAATCCGTGCACGTCGTCTAGACTTAGGTGTAGCATTACGTGACCGCACAACTGGACGTACATACGAACAGTTCACATACAGCAATACTACCAACATTTTCCTTAAGCAATTACGTGATCGTAATCCTGATGTAAATGTTCTTGGATTCCGTATCTTATCAGGTAGTAATCTTATGAATTTTGTTTCTAACTATGGTTCACCAGATTGTAACTATGCTGAGATTCAAAAGCAGTGGAAGAAAGAGAAGTCTGCAGTTATCACAAGTCCTGCAGGATTCACTGAACTCTATGCTATCAACAACAAAGCACTTGACAATGACACAGAGTTCGTTGTAAAAGAGAATGCTAAAAAAGGTGACATCACCAGAGCATTCAAAAAAATGCTTGCAAACAAATCTGTTAACAAAAAACTACTTAACGCATTCGTAAGTAAAGTCAGTTAACAAACTGTCCACTAGGGGTGGCAACACCCCTAACTATCCATTATACTAAGTACAACAACAACAAATTTTAAAATGCCATTCGCTCCTATCCCTGTAACAACTGAAGACTTTGTTACATACTTGACAGAAAACTTCGGTACAGAAGTTAACACAAAAAATTTATTTCAAGCGTCAGAGCATTTTAATTGTTCACTCGCTACAGTAAAGAAAAGACTTAAACAGTACAAACAAGGTATTGGTAAGTGGGATCTAACTATCCAAGAAAAACTTGAGATCACTTACAATGCTCCTTCTGCATCTCCTGCTATTGCAGAGAACCTAGTTCCTAGCAAAGATCCTAACTTTGTTCCATTCGGTAACTTCCCTGATGTCAAGAAGATTATTCAATCAGGTATCTTCTACCCTACATTCATCACAGGTTTATCTGGTAATGGTAAGACTCTTGGTATAGAGCAAGCATGTGCTGCTCTCAAGAGAGAACTCATTAGAGTCAACATCACTATCGAGACAGACGAAGACGATCTTATCGGTGGATTCAGACTTGTCAACGGTGAGACAGTATGGCACAACGGTCCTGTCATCGAAGCACTTGAGAGAGGTGCTATCCTTCTTCTTGACGAAGTTGACCTAGCATCTAACAAGATACTTTGTCTACAATCTGTTCTAGAAGGTAAAGGTTTATTCTTGAAGAAGACAGGTCGCTATGTAGAGCGTCGTCCTGGTTTCAACATATTTGCTACAGCAAATACAAAGGGTAAAGGTTCTGAGGATGGTAGATTCATCGGTACTAACGTATTGAATGAAGCATTCCTTGAGAGATTTGCCTTGACATTCGAGCAAGAGTATCCTACTGTTGCTACAGAGACAAAGATTCTTGAGAAAGCAGCAACATCACTTGCTGTTCTTGACAAAGAGTTCTGTTCTCATCTCGCAAACTGGGCAGACATCATCCGTAGAACATTCAACGATGGTGGTGTTGATGAAGTTATCTCAACACGTAGACTTGTACACATCGTTAGAGCATTTGCTATCTGGCATGATCGTATGAAAGCAATCAAAGTTTGCACCAATCGTTTTGATGAGGAAACAAAGCAATCATTCTTAGAATTATATGATAAGATAGATGCAGATGTAGTTCCTAACGAGGTAAAAGATGAGCAAACCGTTTGATGGTTATCTTGGACACATCCTCCGTCTCAAAGACGGTAGGAGTGTTCGCATCATAGGGGATGGGGGCAGTGAATGGTCAGCAACACATAAAATAAATGTTGTTGACCTTGACGGAAATGAATTTCAATGCTATCATAGTGACATAGATCATGTCTGGAGTGAGAATTGAAATACAATGAACAAGAGATCTTGAAACAGATCTCAGAGTATATCTCTAGCACCTACGGTGCACACTACAGTAAACATGGAATCCAAACATTGGATCTCATTGATTCTGTTGGTGATGCTGAAGCATTCTGTAGGTCTAACATTTTGAAATATGCTTCGAGGTATGATAGAAAGGGAACAGCAAGAAAAGATCTATTCAAAATAGTTCACTACGCAGTTCTCCTTCTACACTTCAGCGATAAGTCTGCTAGAGCAGCAGAGTTAAACGCTAACACACCTACAACCTTTTCAGTAGATTATGACAAATGAGTAAAGTAACACTATCTAAAAAAACATTAGACGTTCTATCAAACTTTTCGACTATCAATTCATCAATTGTATTTCGTCAAGGTTCAACAGTTAGAACCATATCTAACGCAGAAAATATTCTAGCAAAATTTACAGGTGAGGAAGTATTTCCTACTGACTTTGCAATCTATGATTTGAGTCAGTTCTTGATGGGTATATCTTTGTTCAATGATCCACAGTTAGAGTTTACAAGTAAAGATTTTGTAAACATCAAAGGTGGTCGTCAATGTGCAAAGTATTATTTTTCTGATCCTGAGATTACATTGAAGAGTGCACCAGAAAAGAATGTAAAATTTCCTGGTTCTGATATACAATTCTCTCTTACTGCTGAGGATCTAGTTAATATCCAAAAAGCATCTGCAGTTTATAGTTTACCTGATCTAACTTTTTATTCAGAAGAAGGATCAGATATTATTAAATTAATTTTGAGAGACAAAGAAAATGATACCAGTAATACTTACGATCTCTCTGTCAAGGGTACTGCTACTGGCACCTTTTCTCTTGACCTTAAGATTGAGAACATTCGTGTTCTACCAAGTGACTATGTTGTCAAAGTATCTCAACACTTGATCTCTGAGTGGACAAGTCAAGATGCAGATCTCAAATATTACATTGCCCTTGAACCCGCATGATATTACATAAAATTTTTTATGTTCCTATATTTACTTTTAGATTTGATAAGCATGAAACCTATGACTTTTCTGACATTGCAAGACAGGGAAGAATAGATAGTCGTCCTAAAGGATGGACAACATCTGTCAATTCTACATATCCTTTTATTACTGACAACGATAGATTAGTATCTCCTGATGTCAGAGATAATTTGATAAAAGATTTATCTGAACAAATTAAAAAACTTTTTATGTCGAATGGTATACCAGATAAGTTTGTTGTTAA